TATTACTCTCAAAATTACTTAAGATGTGGAGCGAACCTCGCTCAATAATTTAATTATATCACACATCTTACTATTAATAAAGAAAGGATGTGTTAGTATGTGGGTAGAAAAAAGCAAGAGTGGAAAATATGTATATCGTACACGTGTGAAAGATGTCACAGGCAAAATAAAAAGAATTAGTATCACTCTTGAAAAGAAGGATAAAAGATTAGCTACTGAAATATTAAGAAAAAAGAAACTTAAAGAAGAAACATTTGTAGATCTCCGAATTACATTTTTTACAGCTTTAGAAATGTATTTAGAGAGAGTTAAAGATGAAATAAAAGTTAGTACATATAAACTATATGAAAGTAGAATTAGTAAGACAAAGAGAACTAATTTTGATACGCCACTATTAAACGTTAACTCTCTTTATTTAGATACGCTAGTCAAGAAAATAGCTGTCACAAATAATAGCTATAATATTTATTTAAAGTTTTTTAAACGAGTCCTTAGAATGATGTATAAACTAGATTATATAGAAAATATAATGTGGTTAGATAAACTTGATTTAAAAGAACATAAAGTTAACTATGATGGGAAATACTTTGAAAAAGAAGAAATAGAAGTCATATTAAAAGAAGTTGAGAACAATCAGTATTATCACGATATGATAAACTTTATGATTAATTCAGGACTAAGGATTGGAGAAACACTAGCACTTACAGAAGATGATATATTAGATAATGGAACACTTAATGTTGATAAGAATATAGATCACTATAAAAATATATCTTCTCCAAAAACTTATGACTCTAAACGTGTTATATCATTAAATAAAAAGTGTCAAGAGATCCTTAAGAATAGAGTTGAAATGAATAAAATTAAATCCGATATGTACAGTTATTATACTGACAACGGAATACTGTTTCCTAAAGCTAACGGAGACTATAACTCATATAGTGCTGTTAGTAAATGGACTCGAGATAATATTCACTCTGTTAAATTTACATTTCATAAAACACGCCATACACACGCTAGTTTATGTATGGATGCAGATATACCATTAGAATTAATATCCGCTCGTCTAGGACACAAAGGAACAGAGATTACAAGAGCTGTGTATATTCACAAAACTAAAAAAGCAAAACAAAAAGAATTAGATGTATTTAGAGATATAGAATTTTAAAAAAGGCAGTTGTTTAAACTGCCTTAATTTTTTGTATATATTTATATAGCTTTTAGTAGTTAAAATTCATTTGTCCAATGTTTGCCCATTGTCTATGGTCGGTGGTACAAAATCATTGTTCTAACAATAATTATAAAGGTTATTCCATAAACCCTTTCATTATATTACTAGCATTTTATATAATGTTATGTGTTGTTAAATGATTGATTTAATAATGTTTTTTATTATTTATATTTTCATATAACATCATATAAATTTAACTTAAGTCCATTTTTTGCTCACTAAAAATTGTTAATTTTCTTCACCAGGTATTGGTATAGAGGTGTAATCTTTCTCGTTAATCTTAATGCCATTCTTATCAAATATTTTTACAACTAGATGGTGTACTTTTAATTCCTTAAGAAATACAGACAATTCTTTTTTGATATTGAGTAAAAATTCTGTTTTCTCGGGATATTCTTCGGTATCGTCTTTGATTTTGATTTTTGTTTCTATGTTTTTAATATCATTTTCTATTTTAGTGAATGTTAATTCCACATAATCTTCTACCACATCTATCTTGAAAGTTTTTTTTACATTTATAGAAAAAACTCTCTTACCATCTCTGATTCCCGTATCATATTTAACAAATTCTTTACCTTCATACGCCTTTAATAATTCTTCATTAGTCATATTAGTAACCTCGTTTTCTTTATTTATTCACGCTTATATTTTACGACTTATTTCCAACATTCGCAACCATTATTTTTGAATTTGAAGTGTATCTACAATAGCTATTTATTATGAAATAAAAAAGACCTATCTTAATTGATAAGCCTTATATATAAATTTTTAATTAATTTTTTGATCTTCTAATTTCATTAGTAAGAGTTTTAACTTATTTTCAGATGTATAATTATTAATTTCTGTAAAACCAAAAGATTTATAAAAATCCAAAAGTTTTGGATTGTCAGTACATTCTAACCAAACGTATTTAGCATTAACTATCATTTTGGCTTGTAATAATGTATCATATGCTAAGGACAAAATCATTTTCCCTGTTATACTTTTTGTTTCTTGTGCTTCTTTTGAATAGTTTTTACCAATCTGCCCTATAAGGTAACTATTTAATTCGTAACCTCCGCTTTCTGTTTTCCTTCCACCTTGACATAATTTTCTTTTTTGAGAAGATGACAAGTTATTATAATTCCTTTTCGACATAGTCAAAGGCTTATTTGCTACCGAGAAATATCCTACTAATACGTCATTTTCTTTATATTCACTAAAAATTAAATGTGTGGTAGAAATAGCCATTTTTTCAAATTGAATAGCTTTAGAATGTAAAAAGTATTCCACATCATTAACTTCTCCAGTTACTGTGTCGGGAATACTTTTAAATTTTTTTAATATTTCCTTGACTGTTTTTTCATCCAATGCTTTTAACAACGATTGCAAACCTATAATCTTTAAAGACATTCATTTTCCTTTCTAGGAGAAAACATCTTTTTAATTAAACTTAAATCTTTTATTACTTTTACATTAGAAGTTTCTATAGTTTTCGCTTTTTTGGTAGTTTCTAAAGCTTTAATTAAACTATCAGCATTTTTTCTATTAAATTTAATATCTACTGTAAAACTTTTCGTAGCCATAAATATCATTCCCTTTTTAATTTTATAATATACTTTTATACAATAAATATACCACTTCTATATCTAAAAATCAAGATTAATCCATTCTTTTTAAGGATAAATTTTAATAAGAACTTTAAAACGGAAATTTTAAGAAATTGCTATAGAAAAGGAAATAGGTAATAACAAATAAGGGAGTTAATATGAAAAGTTTGTTAAGCTTAACACATATATTATATCATATTTCCTGGTTATGTTTAAAGACTTCAAAACAAAGAAATAAAAAAAGAAGCCCACCAATTAAGGTAGGCTTTTAGAGACAAAAGGAAACCGTCTCTTTGTTCTCATTTGCGTTATCGTCCTATATATTATTATACCACATTACTCAACTTCTGTTAAGTATTTATCCTCTATCCATTGGTCTGAATCCTTGTAATTAACACGAGACCAACCGTCTTTTTTCTCATATACTCTTACTCTAGTACCTGCAGCTACGAACTCTTTGTCTTCACTGTTAAGGTCTGGTTGGCTTTCTAAGTAGTAGTCAATAGATACTGTAGCTTCGTAGTAAGGTGTGTCGCTTTTCTCTAGTGTTACATCTTCATCTAAGATTGATTTTTCTACAACTTCCGCAACGTTAGTATTTTCTCCTACTTTGATTTCTCCGCTATATAGCTTTTTCATTCTGTCAATGAAATAGTTTCTACACGCTTCAGTTCCTGCCCCGTTGTAAGCTCCGCCGTTAGCATGTAACTTCATAGAACGGTGCGGACAAGCTGTAGCACTAAACTCATGATGTAATTTAACTGTATCTGAATTAATAGGTAGTCCGTAAGAATCTAGCACTTCTGCAGCTAGTAATAATGCTGCATCTTCGTTTGCTAAAAAGTCTTGGTCAGAAGCTGTCATAGATTGACATACTTCAACTCCTATAAAGTTTGCGTTACCATATGCATTAGCTGTGTGCCATTCTTGGCGGTTAGTTGGTTGGAATACGTACACGTCATTTCTATCTACATAGTATGCAGCAAATCCGTTAGAAAGAGTTCCATTATTAACTCTATCTGTTAAGAATCCATCATATTGACTAGCTGTATTCCCTCCTGCATCGTTGTGAATTACAACCCCTAGAATAGCGTTTTTTGGTGGTGTGAAAAAGATTCCTTGTTGAAAATAATTGCTATAAATTTCTGCCATTTTAAAATCCTCCTAAATTTGAATAAAATAAAAAGACTATTTACTAGTCTTGTTTTGGCTCTGTATAAGTTAAGGCTTGTTCGCTATCAGAAAAGCCTTTTGTTGTAGGGTCGTTAACTATTCCTAACAGCCCTAACATAAGAAATACTGTGTCAACAATTCCGTTAATGTTATTGTTGAACATTTCAGTATTTAGATTATATCCTAGCAACATTGCAACTTGTTTGACTAGTAACAATAAAGCTGCTATAAACGCTAAAACAAAGCGTTTGTTTTTGAAACGTACTTTCCAATTTATCATATTTTACACCTCCTTTCATTAATTAATTTTGCGGCCATGGCTCGTTAGTTAAATAAGAGATAGAACTTATTCGTATATCTCCAATATCTCTATCTGTTGGCACAGGGTCAGTGAACTGGAATCTTAACTGGTTATAGTCTCCAACGCCTCCTAAATACCATGTTCCATAAGGGATACCTTTATCATTATATATATTTCCAATAAGCGAAGCCTCAGTTCTATAACCTGCTGGAATTCCATTATTTTGAATTATATAACAATTTCGTTCTCTGTCAGAGCCTTGTAGGACATATCCTGCGCCACCACGTCGGACTATACCGAACCAGCCCCAGCTTAAGCCTCCGAACTGATAAGATACTACATTGTTAACACGTCTTATTTTGACAAATGAGTTACCTAATTTTGATACAGAAGGAAGTACTTTCCAACCTGTGTCACCAATTAAAACTTCCCAACCTGTGTTACCTGTTCCGGACTTTTTAATCCATTTCAACGCCCCGTTGGTAACTGCTTCATCTACATAAGTAGTTCCTATCGGTGCTGTAACAGTGCCGTTCGGCATACCACGACCGTGAATTTCCCACTGTTTACTTTCTAAAACTTTTAAACGATTATCAAGTTCGGTTGTGTTTCCTGTGTTTCCGGTGTTGGTTGGTAAATAATTGTGAATATTTCGTGATGTTATAAACTTGATATTATCTCCTTCAGAAAATTCAAAGTCCGGCTCGTAAGCTTCAGGTAACGAACTACCTACTGTATATAGCAACGTTTCAAATTTAGCTGTTTTTCGACCACCTGTAACAACTAAATGATTACCTAATGTATCTGAATATAATCGTCCATAATTTTCCGGTCGAATGCTTTCAGCTGTGTTATTCAGATATTCTTCAACTCTTGTCAAACCTGTTGTTTTAAACGGTGTTTCAAATTTAGTAATATTTGTTGCATTTTTTAATTCAAGTTCGCTAATTTTAAGTGAATTTGCTCTCAATTCATCTTTAGTTGCAAAATCACTAGTATCAACATTCCCACTAGATTTTATATACTCTTGATAATTTCTATTAGTAAGAATATTCACAACTTGGTTTTCATCTTTATAGTTATAATTATCTGGAAATACCTTAGCTAATGCATACATCATATCTTTAAAGTTTGTAAAACCATTTTTACGGTACACTTTAGTTTCTGTTGCGTTTTTGTAGATATCTCCTATATATGTTTCTTTAGATTCTTCGCTAAGTCCTGTTGTTACTTCATTGAAATATTCTTCAACACCTTTTTCATTTGTTGAACTTCCCAAAACACCACGGGTTGCACTTACAAAAGTATCTAAATCAACGTATTTCTCTTGACCTTCTTCATTTAAGAAAGCCTTTCTAAGTTGTTCTTTAGTAACAAGGTTGTCAACTGTTGGTTGACTGTTCCTAACTTCGTCTAATTGTTCCTTAGTAGCAAGCTTTGAAATATCCTGGTGTTCTGTTAAATAATGCTTTTCTTCCAACTGTGCATTTGTCACAAAATTACTAGTATCGATATTAGCTGTTGTTGGTCTGTCTTCGAGTTCTTTTAACTTACGCTTAATTTCGCTATCGTCGTAACTTGATGTAACAGGTCTAGATTCTAACTGTGTAACCTTAGCAGCAACATTATCAACAGCTTCTTTTGTAGCTAATTTGCTAATATCTTGATGTTCTGTTAAATAACCTTTCTCATTCAATTGAGTTTCTGTAACATATCCAGCTAAAGATTGATGTTCAGTTAAATATCCCTTTTTCTCAACTTCTTCTACTGCTTTATTTATAATTGTTTCAGTACTTGGTATATCTGTTCTTAAAGCATATGTGCCTTTTGCCTTTTCTAACTCCTCTGCTAGTACTTCTTTTGTTAGTACGTCTAATTTGTCAACAACTACACTATTAGCAAAATATCGCTCTTTGACAGGTAGATTATCTTTTAAATCATATTCAGACATTTTGACATCAAAGCTAAATGAGTAAATATCGCTTTCTTTCTCTTCGTTTTTTAAGATGATGTAACAGTTTACTCTTTCATTCTCTGTTATTAAACTAGTGTCAAACTTAAACTTAATCTTGTTATCTTCAATTTTCCCTTGAGTTTCCCAATATTTAATTGACTTTACAAACTTGAATAGTACTGTTATTTCTTCGTTAGTTAAAGTATAGTTATTTATTGTTAACTCAAACTCATTATTGTTCTTGTCATGAGAATAGAGTTCGCAATTACTACGAACTCTAACTCTTTTGTTAACTGTGCTGTTAAATTGTAACTGTATTTTCTTATCTATCATATATGTCAGCACCTCCATTTTTTACAGGTAGTTTTTTACACAGGTCGTATATCTCCGATACTGTGCTATTACCTCCTAACTCTCTATATGAGTGATACAATATTGTAGTTTCTTCTAGTTCTTTTGTACTGATCCAACCACGATTAATTATCCTGCTCATATCTTTTAGCAATCTATAACGGCTGATTGTTTTTGTCCCGTCAGCTGTTTTTCTTGCTAATTCCTTAATCTCTTTCAAAGTGTCATTAATCTCATTCAGACTTTGTTCGTCTTTCTTGTTATACCACTTGACAATCATTGTCAATAACGGCATTGCTACTCCCGTGCTAAGTCCTAGTATTAACCCGTCACTCATTGATTATTTTTCTCTTTCCTCGTATTCTCTTTCAATGCGGTCAACTTCTGACTGCACAACTTCTCTTAAATTCCCTAAATTTGGTACTTCATTAATAGTTTTTACTTTTGTGATTAATTGTCTCACATATAATTGAACTAAATAATCACCTTTTTTAAATCTTAATCTACTTGGTCTAATCACTTTCAGAACTCCTTTCGTTACTTTCAGCGTTTCCATTATGTTCATCATTTTCGTTGCCCTCCTCTAGCATTCCGACGATTGTGTTAATTACACTTGCCATTCCTTCGTCTAACTGTGCTTTTGTTACATATCTATTTTTCTCATCTTCTATGTCGTCTTTTCCGTTTGTCTCTTCTCTAGTTAGTATTATTTCCTTATACTTGCTAGTTTCTACATCTGGTTTCCACACATCAACTGACGTATGTTCTTCAACTATTTCATATAGCTTACTGTTGTATTTAACCTTGTCACCGACAGAGTATTCAACACCTACGTCGTAATTGTCAAATGTATTGATAATCGTGTCTTTGTTATCATTTATAACCTTAGCGTCTAACACATTCAGTAATAGTGTCATGATTAACTTGTCATTACCTTTGTTGACTTTAGTTACTAATTTACGTAACGCTTTAACTCTGTCATTAGGATCTAGCTTGTTATTCGCCAAGACTGTAACTTCTTCTTTTAAGTTAGCATATTCACTAACTAACGCAGGTGTCGTTTCTCCTGTAAACATTTGTTGCGCTAATTGCTTTCTTACTTCTTCTAGTATTTCGCTGTCACTAGCTGTAGCAAATTTCCCGGGTAAATCTACACCACCGTTAAGATATAAAGAGCTTTTATTCAATGCAAACTGAACATAGACACTCTTATATCCTCCAGCTTCTGGCTGTGCATTTCTTGTTAAAATCTCTAGTGCCATTACTTAGCTCCTTTTTTATTTTTTAGTTCTTCGTTTTCTTTTTTTAACTCCTCATATGCTACTTTGTAATTCGCAAGCTCTAACGTCTTTTCAATTAGTTCTTGTGCGATAATGTGAATTGGTTGTAGTTTATTTTCTTCCATTGATTAAATCCTCTATTCTTTCTTTAAGTTTTTTGTTTTCTTCCGATAATTCTTGAATCGACTTCAAGGCATACATTGTAA